GGATGCTGGGATTGTCCCGACCGACATTGGCCAACGTGATGAAAGGCAAAGGGTGGTGTGTGCCAGAGAAATCCCGCCGCGAAGCCGTGGTGCAGATGTTGGGCGTACACATCAAGGGCCTGATGGACGCGTTGGACAGACTGGGCTAAAGCACTGCCAGTACCCATGTTGTAAACTGGATGGCGTGTGCTGTGGATGCTGTGGGAGAACGATCAATGAGACAGTGGTACGAGCATCCGCATACGACACAGATGGGCGACATGATACATTGTTCAGTCTGCCACAGGTCGTGGCAGACTGACGAGAAAGAAGGCGACATACCAAGCTGCGAACCCGTTGTGAACGAAGACCCAAGGCCAACCTATGACCGACCTAGGACGAACAAAGAGAAGGGTTTCGACGGGGGGCAAGGCCGCAGGAAAACGTATAATTACGTCCGCCCCTCGCTCAGACGATGACTTCATGACGCGCATACAGCTTGCGCTGGACATGCCAGCGTGGCTACTGGCTGATGCGTTACACGTAAACATGGCCGACGTGTTGGACCGACATGGGCCAAGAGCCAAAATGTCGTCCTCGGTGGTTGACCCATTTTGGATGCAGTTGCACGTATACGTGAACGAACGCATTGCTGGCTTGCTGGCAGTCAAGGACGAGCTAGATCGTAAACTACGATTAGACCAGCGTGAGCATGTCATGCGGGTGAACAAGGCGATGGGGAAGTGACATGGCTGGGGTAGTCAAGGATGTCATAGTCTCGAATGTGCAAGGGACCACGCTGATCCTAACTGCATCATTCGACACGGTGATATTTGGAGCCGGATGGGTGGTCTTGCTGGACGAAGTGCTGGACAAGCGCACCGCGCTGTCATGGGGCAACCCTGCCGTCCAGAAGATAGTCGTTAGCCCCAAAGGTGTAGCCTATCCCGGTGATGCGATACCGGGTGAAGGATCAAAGAAACTGACCCTTGATTTTACCGGCACGCCACCGACCATTGTGATGACCCAAGTTGAGATAGACTTGATGCAAGGGTGGTTGATAGTGTACAAGGGCGACCACCTTATTGCGTACAACCCAAGTGCCATAGATAACGCAATCGCGGAGCCGCTCCCATGACAAAGCTGATGGATGATCCGACCACGTATCTGACGCGCGACGTGGAAGTACCAATGGTGCTGTTAGCGCCTAATCTGACTATGGCCATGGCGATAGCACGACAATATGGCGTGGCAATACAGGTCAACAATCCTGACCCAACACAAGGCATACGCGTTGTGACAACAGAGGCAGAAGCAGTTCAAGTCACCAACACGTTGCCAGCCAGCACACCGTGGGCAGTGATACCCAAAGGGTGGTCGTTGACCACGTATCAGATACTGGTAGGGTACTTTGGTAAGCCTCAGACATTGGATGACGCGTTCAACGTGCGAACAGAGGGGATAGCATGGAACCCGAACAGGATGATAGTGTAGGACTTGGTGTAGCTGAGTTCACCGTCAAGGCGAAGGCGCTTAAAATCTTTGAGCTACACGCTGACGTGACCGGCTACATGGAAGGCCAGCTACAGGATTGGCCTCCGAACATACAAGACGTAATCTTCGCAGCTATGGAACGTGTCATAAAGAAAGCACGTGTCAAAGGTTTGGACGTAATACAGTCGTTTTGTGGACGTGAAGAGGCGGACCAACGCTACCACGTGACCGTAATATGCTGCGAGACAAAAGGGGAGATATTAATTGAGCACCATAGACGATAACGTATTTACCTTTCGTAAGCCGATCAACTGCCCGTGGTGTAACCACACTTTAACTGCGGCTGGTGACGTGTTTGAAGAAGGGGCAAAGCCGGAAGCCGGTGACACTTCGATGTGTATCGAGTGTGGAAAGTTCTCGTTCTTCCTAGGCACGTCAGAACTACGTAAAGCCACATATGAAGAGTTCCGAGAGCTAGTACGTGATCCACGCATTATGCTGGCTTGGTTGGCGTGGAAGCACACTAAGGTAGAACGTGACCACCATAGGGGTTGACTGCGGGCTGGGTGGTGCGATGGCGTATTACGATCACGCGCGGCGCATACTCCACCTAGAGAACATGCCTGTGTACACGACCACGGTCAACAAGACAAAGCGCAATCGCGTTGATGACGTGGCGCTCTTGAACTACTTTGAGCTAGCCAAGATCAAAGGGGCTGACCGGGTGGTGATTGAACAGATATGGGAGCGGCCGGGTGATCGTGGAATGTTCGTCATGGGCCTGTGTGTAGGACTTGTTCGTATGGCTTGTATAGCAGCTAAGCTTCCGATTGAAGAGATACCTCCGAGTACGTGGAAGAAGTTATTACGGGTTCCGGGTAAGACAAAGGACACGACCGGGGAAGCCATAATGCGTAGGGCTGACGAGTTGTTTCCAGACCACCGCGACGGGTTTCGTGGGCCAAAGGGTGGCAGGCTAGTTGACAGGGCTGAAGCAGCCATGTTAGGGTACTACGGTGAAACGTTCTTAGTAGGGGTGATAGTATGACAATCGACAAACGCGAAACTTCGGATAACGGCATACAGCGTGTACTTGATAAGCTAGCACAGACTGTACCCGGTGCGAGAGCTATAGCTACCGTAGTCATTGGACGAGACGGTGGCCTAAATATTGCGTACGCTTGGGACAGCGAACAGCGTTTTGCCCTTATCAGTGGTCTGGCTATATCGGAACAGATTATCATAGCCGACTATAGGGAGAAGAATAATATATAATGGCGCAGATACAGCCTAGCAAGTTTCAGCCCATATATCCGTACCAGTCCGATGGAGTGGCTTTTCTGGCTGGCCGCGAGCGTGCTGGTCTGCATGATGCTATGGGACTTGGTAAGACCGCACAGGTGATCCGCGCGGCTGACATGATCAAAGCCCAGCGTGGTATCATGATCGTGCCTGCCAAGCTTCGCAGGAACACCGTACATCAGTTTCACAAGTGGGCAACGCGTGGCTACCGTATCACGGAAGGCCGCAGCGTACATGATTTTATAGCGTGGCAACGTGGTAGATACCACATCCTAGTGACAAGCTACGAACAGGCCACCAAGTGGGCGAAGTCGATCTACATGAGTGGCGAGCCTATTGACTTCGTGGCAATGGACGAGGCGCACTATGTTAAAAACTCTGAGGCAGCGCGTACGAAGGCCATACTCGGTCCTGAGTTTGATGGTTCTGGTGGACTTGTCAATTTTGCTGAGCATATTTGGCATGTATCTGGCACGCCGATGGCAAATGATCCACTGGATATCTACACATTTCTAAAGCTATGTCGGGCAACCACCCTGCCGCAAGGTACGTTTATCAAGAAGTATTTCTACAGCGACCTGTCTCAGTATGGCTCCCGACAGACAGTCAAGCCAGAGGCGCAAGCCGACTTGACTAACCTGATCAACGACCATCGTGTTCAGCGCACATTGGCCGACGTGGGCTTTCAACTCCCAAGTATCAGGCTAGACCCGATCATCGTGGATGGCGACACGAAGGCTATTACCGATCTGTTACGGCAATACCCCACGCTGAGCCACGCCATTGTCCACGCAATCAACCACGGTGGTCTGAGTTTCCTTGAAGCCCAGCATATTATGACGCTAAGGCGTTTGCTGGGTGAAGCTAAGGCGGCACCCTACGCGCACATGCTACTGGATGACCTACGGATAACCGGCAACGAGAAGCACGTGGTCATGGGCATACACGTTGACGCGTTGGTGTTTATCTACAATTTTCTCAGGAAGAGGAACATTAGCTGTGTACTGGTCAATGGGACTGTTTCTGACAGGCAAGCCGATAGGTCCATACGACAATTTCAGGAAGACCCAACGTGTACTGTCTTTCTTGGCAATATCAAGTCTGCTGGTCTTGGTAGCGATCTGTTCGCTTCTCGGCGTCTGGATATGCTTGAAAGCGATTGGACCCCCGCAGGAAATGCACAGGCTGTCAAACGTATCCACCGAATAGGTCAGATGCTTCCGTGCTTTGTCAGATTTGTCACGTTAGCCAACACGTTTGACGAAAAGGTCAATGACCTGATTATCCAGAAAACGCGTTCAATAGCAGATATAGAAGGATCACCAATGTTATCACATCCGGTGTTGACACCGGGCCTAAACCTTGTTACCTAGGACTTGCAACCAGAAACCATGACCATAAAGGATTAACTAGTATGCAGCTTACCATTAACCTAGCCACAGCCGAAGATTTGGAACGAGCCGTCAAGGCTCTTGTCTCGGTTGGCGTCATTGCCTCGCAGGGACCGGGACAGGCGCTTTCTGGTGGAAACGCTACCGCCCCCGCCATGCCGCCGATGCCTCGCCCCACGGCTCTTCCCCAGCCCAACGCCATGCCCGCCATGCCGGGACCGGCCACACCCCCGCCACCGCCCATGTCCGCGCCTAGCGCCAACCCGCGCCTTGAGAACGTGGTGAAGCTGATGGACAGCTACTCCAAGGGCGGCAGTCCAACCAATGGCGTGGCAGGCGTCAAGAAGGTGTTGGCAGTGCTTGGCATACAACGCGCGCAGGATGCTAACGAAGCCCAACTGGAATGGCTGGAGCAGGCATTCGCCAATCCAGCGTGGACGCCTAGCTGAAAGGAAGCAGGAATGATACCCATCCCTACCGTACAGGCTACCAAAGCGGATATCACCAAAGCCGCAAAGGAACTGTTTGACTTCCGACAGGTCAGTGCTAGCGACACTGACCCGAAGAACCGGCACCCGATCATGTACAGGGGCTATACGTGGGATAAACTCCCAGCCTCCGAGAAGATGTATTACTGCGATATGGCAGGGGTGGTGCTACAGTCATTTGGCGTCAAGCCAACCATGCCAGAATTTGAGAGCGCCTAACACCAATGACCCAAGATCATTCCAGCCGCGCACATAGCCTGTATTCTGCCAGTAGCTCAGCCCGATGGCTGGTCTGCCCCGGAAGCATACAACGCGTGGCTGGAATGCCCGTGAAGCTAAGTTCGACCTATGCCCAAGACGGCGAGGAAGCGCACGAACTCCTAGAATACGCGTTGGCAGGACAATATAAGTCAGCGCGTGAAGCGTGGTTGTTTGGTAAATTCCAGTGGACACATCACCACGATAACGAGGAAACGCGTATCGAGGCTGTGCAGACGGCACTCGACCACATCATGGATTTGATCGACGCATATCAAGCTGACGATACATTTGTAGCTTTGGAAACCCAGTTTATTTTCCCGACACGTGATGGCGATGACTGCGGTGGTACGTGCGACGTGATCGTGTACATACCGAGCATGGACATGATGATAGTTGCCGACTACAAGCACGGAACGGGTGTGTCGGTTAACGTCAAGTACAACAGCCAACTACTTTTCTACGCAGTGGGCGCTAGGCAAGAGCTACGGCGCAAGGGCATGTGTACGTCAGGCAAGACGTTGTATAGGCTTGTGATCATGCAGCCGCGCGGGTTCAACCGCGAAGGCGGCATACGGGAGTGGATGTGCGACGACCACGCACTGGACGATTTTGTCAACGAAGTAAACTTCGCCATCATCAAGTCCAAGGAAACCGTCCCTGAGATCGTACCGGGTAAACACTGCCGGTGGTGTCCAGCCATATCAGCCTGTCCAGAAGCCGAAGTGTACCGCATGAGCGCGGTTATACCAACGTATACCGATCCCAACTCTTTGAAGAAAGCGGGCTTACCCAAGCCGGGAGAACTGAGTGTCGAACGCATTGCGGATATCTTAACAATGCGTGACATGGTGGATGACTGGTTCAACGCAGTGGAAGGGCAAGCCATACAGCTAGCCAAAGACGGTGTGGCGATACCGGGTAAGAAACTGGTGTATGCACAAGCCAAGAGTAAGTGGGCGGGTGACGAGCGTACGATAGCGAATACCCTTGGCCAGATCGCTGGTGTGCCACCAAGCATGTTTTACAAGCCACGTTTGACCACCATCACGGAAGCCAAGGAAACCGTCAAACAGGCAATCTACGAACGCGTTGGTAGGATAAAGGGTAAACAAGCCATGATCGAAGCAAATCAACAAATGGCACCCTTGACGACTAAGGCTAGCAGTGGTAACTTAATGTTGGTAGACAGAGAGGATAAGCGACCAGAAGTCAACACAGCCAACCTACTAGAATACAAGCAGTGACCATCAAACATAGAACAGGATATCATGACCATGGCAGGAGCTACATTCTCACCGGGTAATACCCTTATGGCCAATTCCGCCGTAGGCGACGAATGGATCAGACGGGCTTGCACGGAAAACCCCACGAAGAAAGACGATGCGGGATATATCGTGTCGGGACCAGTTAGGCTTGCTTTCTGCGACACGCTGTTTGAGCCGAAAGCGCCGATGGGCAATCCCGGTGCCACGCCCAAGTTTAGCGTGTGTGCGCTGTACAGTCCGTTCGTGGATATGAACGTGTATCTGCAAGAGTATTACCGTCTCGCTGGTGAGACGTTCAGGGAG